CTAGTGGCACGCATGGTGGTCAGGTCAATCTGTGGGGAAGTGGTACTGGTCAATGCCTGAATGAACATTGCAGTACTGTCGCCACCTTTACCGAATTCAGCGTGCTCTACATCAAACAGTGGATAGATCATCGACTGTTGTGGTAGTCCGTTGACTTCGCCTAGAGATACATTGGTGTCTAGTGAGCTGACCAGAGAACCGGAACGATAAGTCTTAGACCCACCGGCGCGGCCAAATTGCAACTCGTTGCCAGCATACATATCACGGTCGAAGTGCACAATCACGTTGTGTTTGATTACTGTACCGTTAGAAATTGGATTGCCATCTACATCGTAATCAAATGAGCCATCGGCATTACGTTCGTAATCAGGCATTTCGGCAGGGATCAGTTCGATCGAGCAACGGATCATTGGTTTTTTAGCGTTGGGTGGAATGATTCGCTCTGCCAAAATCGTCTGACCACGATTTAAAGCAACACGAAGACCCAGTGACGGATGGTGAAAGAAATCAGAATTCGGATTGAGTGTCTCATCGCCATATAACGCAGTGAAGTATTGGGATTGCGTCAGACGGGGCACATCATCGCCTTTTTCGGCAAGGAAAAAGAACTGCGGAACGTGTTGGGTAACTGGTGAGGACTCAAACGGAATTGATCCTCGGATTCCTTTCTTGATACCAGTATAAATCATTCTCGGCGTAGAACGCCGCATTGAGGGGTTAGTGCTTAACATATCGCTTCCTCTGTGTCGCTTGTTGATTGTATGAGAGATACATCATATTAATAGGAACATATATGGTGTATTATTTTATTATTGTGGAGCGCTATCATGAGTACCCAACCGTATAAAACAACTGCTGGTAAAATCGTGCCTTTGGGTGAGTTAGAGCAGATGGTGACCCGCGGGATTATCATGGCAGAGAGCGGAAGTCCTGGCTCTCAATTTGTAACAATCAAGCGTGGGAACGGACAGGCCAATCTTGTAAAGGTCATTCCGGGTTCCATGCAAATACCGGCTTTTTCTCAGCCAATTATTGTTGAGCTTAGTGGCGGTCGAATCAACTATGTTGTGGATGTCCGTCCTTTTGTCAGCATTACCAACGCAGTAAACAACCAATATCGAATCAATACACCCAGTAACTACAACATCAGTGTAGAAAAAGCAGTCATTCAGATGATTGCTGATGAGATGGGTTCAACAAGATTACTGACTTTAGGTACATTCCCTGCTTGGGTATTCTCCCAATGGATCACTCGTGCCATCAATCGTACCATGAAGCTGAGTATTGATGCTCAAAATGCCGTGTTGTGTCTGTCGGTCTATTACTGGTACTGTATGCACAATGAAAACACTGAGCAAGAACTGGATCGAATTGCCTACACTCGTCTGATCTCATCAGTTCAGCAGGTAACGGGTATTGAATATACTGTAATCAATACCATCTGTAGTGATCTACCAATCATTCGAGAGCTGTCTGGTTTTGTAGAGGCGTTAAAACAGAAGACCGGTGATGCTCGTATTGCGAGTGTAGACGTCAATGGCTTGTTTGTTTTGGTGGGTACTTCTATTTCCGCTAACGACCCAAGACTGACCAGCGCGGTTGCTTTAGAAAGTCCTGTGGTGTTTAACGTAATCTTGAAGAACACCATGACAAACAATGGTGCGATGAGAAGTGCATTAGGGGAAATCGTTAAACCTCGAATGAGTTCTACCAATGCAAAATCATTCTTAGCAGCTTATGGTGTATTAATTGGCAACTTCAACAAGACCGTTGATGTCAGTGCCAAGTAATCGCCTCTAGGAGGTAACATGAAAACCTTACTCAACTATGCCATGAAGAAAGTATGGTGTGAGCCAATTCAAGATCGACAGTATACGTTTAAGCCGCATCGTGCTACCGGTTACATCGGTTCTAAAGATATGGTGGTAGTTGGAAGGCATCGTATTGGCCTTCCAGTTGGTGTTGGGTCTAGTCCGGATAGTCGGTACCATCTGTACCATATCGGTGCCATAGATCGCTCCTCCGTTGGTCTAGACGGCATGTCGAAAGACGTGTGGGTAAATGTTCCATTCATCATGGAACAAAACGATGCGATCGTGACTATTTATCTGGACAATGGTGCGCTTGTTCCGTTGAATCTTTGCTATTTGAAAGTTTTAGCAGATGGTGCTTTGGTCTTAGCCGTTGAAACTCTGCCAATAGACTACGGTACTTACTCCATGAGTATTGGTAGTATCCAAGAGAACTATCTTGCAAAGACTAGATTGTCTGATTCTGAGCTATTCATTCGATTCTATAAAAATTCTTATCTGGGGTCGAGTGAGTTCTTAGGGGAAAGCGAGCAATATAGTTCTGAGCCAGTCAGGACCTTGTCTAAAAAGATTGATGTTGCAAATGACTACTTTGTCTTCAACAGTCAGCTCATCCAATTAAAAAGACAGTTTAACGGCAAGTCTTTTGTCTTCTTTGCCGATGGGTTTGTCATGAAGCAACCATTGGCCTATCAACCAGCATTGTATCTTGGCAAGACTTTATCGGCGACCTTTGATGGTACGGTTGATCGCATCGAATATCACAAGCTCTCTGGTCTTCCGTCATTTAGAAGTAAGTTAGATGGAGGAAAGAACAAATACTTAGTATTGTCTTTGTCAGACGGTGCTGAGTATATTGAATACTGTGATGACGTCGATTTTTATTTGATCAATGGACGAAGTCAGGAACAGTTCAAAGGTACGATTCTTAACAGGTATGCCAAGAATATTGTCAGACAAGTCACACACAACGCATGGGCAGTCGATAGTGATCAAATTGAAAGCCTGATCCATCGTCACGGCTTCTTCTCAAATCGTGGCTCTTTGTACTTAATGGCAGTGATCCGGAAGGCGTCGATTAAAAGAGGTATTCCACACCAGTTCAACGAAGTCAATGAACTGTACAAACTCCCAAGAGCACTTCGCTTGGAAGCAATGACGGGTGTAAATTCTACATTACTACAATGGCGTGCTGACGAACTGGAGAACTCCGACTACTGTAAATTGATGGGGGCTGCCGACAAACAAATTCTGCTGCCGCTGGTAGCCAATGCATTGGGATACAACGTGGTGACTATGCAAGCTGAACCCGTCATTCACAAAGCAGTTGACCCAAATACTGGTTTGGCTCCTATCTTGAGTGACTTGTATAGAAACCCTATTCCAACTGGTGGCACAGCAAAGACGGTATTTGTTTACGACAACGATCGTCTTCTGAAGGGGCGGTATTTTAACAACACCCCTACAGTGAATGAATTGCTTCCGGCTCAATATAGCACTGATGCGCACTTGACTGAAATCTTTCATGCCACCTTGAGTGAGACCACTGATGGTTCCATTTACGGACAAAACGTCAACGATCTTCTTGGTAAGTACTGGGGATACCGTGCCTACGTCTGTCCTTTGGTTTCTGGTGCACCGAATGGCAAATGGCAAGATGTTACTGGACTAAACAACTACTACCAAGAAACTGGAAACGGGATAGTGTGGAATTGGACGTTGTTAAACAGTTCCGGCTTATATCCCGCATATCGAAGAAATGGTCATGTCCTGTGCTACGACATCTCTCCTCCTATAACACTTACTGGTTATTCTGGTAAGATGGAGTTTACTATTGCCAGCACCAACTCATGGGTTGGAACAAACACTTTGAATGGACGGTCATCTATTCCAGCAGGAACAGTTGATGTGTTCATGAATGGTTTGAAACTAATAGATGGTTTAGACTATCATTTAGACTGGCCAAAGATCGTGATCTGTAAACGTCCACTTGGACTACCGACGCAGACGGTGATTACCATTCGAACATATGGTACTTGTGATCCAGTAACAATTGCACCGTATCAGAAACTTGACTTTGGGTTCGTTAAAGGTGGCGTGCTATCCGTCAACCAAAGATACGATATTCGAGCGAGTCGTAGTATCTCGGTGAATATTGCAGGGATGACTTACCTGCCTGACGAAGTCTCGTTTGCAGAGAATGAGCTTTTGTTTGGAGTGACTGACGGTCTTCCTTACGAATCCGTTTCTTACTTGACACCAGTAGAACCGTATCTTGACGACCGAACAACCGCAAGCTTCTTAGCAAAATCGTTGGCTGTTGATCGTGCTGTCACAGATTACATGACCCCAAGACTGGATATGTTTGATCCTGAACTTCCAATCGTGAACTGGGATCGTTATCGGTTATTCAGTCCATTCTTGAATTTCGTGATTCATGCGATGGTACATCAAGGCTCATTTGCAGATGCGACACTACAGGGGCGCTATGGGAATACGGAAGTAGAGACATGGATCTCGTCGTTTAAATATCTGCTTGCGTTTGATCCTTGCACCAAACCACTAGACAAAGACTATGTTGTTGTTTATCCACATCAATACAACGCACCTGTGACCGTCACCGCAAAACAATATAGTTTCCTAGACTACCTAGTCAGGAACTATCTAAACGGAAACACCATGTTGTCACAATCTGTTAACATTGGAGCATCGTAAAATGCCAGTGCCTATTTTAGATACCGAATCCGCCAGAACACAAGGTGTCTGGTTGCTAAGCCAAGTCTACCTTGGCCCAACTTCCACTGGCAATATTGTAGTGGAAACCGGTAACCTTGTATACAGTCCCACCGCAGGATTTCAGGAAGTTTCTTCTGTAGATCCGATCACGTTCATTCCGGTGTTTAAACCGGTCAATGTTCAAAACCAAAACGCCACCCAAGGCGACAGTGTCATTGGAGGTACGCTTGCAGCAGGTATTACAAAGATGCGGGTCTTAATCGACTCTAGTCGCCTACCGATGTCCATGTCATTTGACCGTCGGTTTTTGATCTACAATAGTGCTGCTGCATACGTCAAATTATTCAAAGGCACATCTATTGAAGGAGAGAGTCTGGCGATCAGTGCCATGTACAATCCTTCAGGAAACAAAACATCTGAGAATATTCCTCTTGAAGCCGTCTACATGCCAAATGAGGATAACCTGACAGTAAAAGTTCCCGTGCGTGCATGGAGCAGCGAAGGGGTTGCAAACTACGATAGCGTTACTGGTGTCGTATATGCATTAGATGGCACAGTACTTGAAGTTCAAACTTTTGTGGTCTACAATACTGACACAATTGCGACAGCGGATCGTTCAAAACGGTACGTCAGAAGTGTTGAGTTGATTTCTGACTTTATCTCTGTCACCGATAGTCGTATGCTCGAGTACCCTGTCGGGATTACTATCAGTTCCGATTCGTTGCGTTGTCGTGTTTTGTATAGCGACGGCGTCGTCTTGAATCTGCCGATTGATGGTACTCGTGTTCAGGTCTATGGCCTAAATGATTTGTTGTCTAGCGAATCAGGTCGGTCTAGTAATCTACTGCTATCCTATAAGTTGGCGGTCGATGAGGTTGGCGAAGCCACAACGTCACCAACACCGGATCGAACCATTAATGTCGAGTATCGTGCTCGTGCCATTACCTCGGATTCGGGTTTGATCTATAATGTCAAACTGTTCGTTGTTCCGACATGGATTGGCGGCAGTAGTCCTCGATGGATGTTACGATACTTCCTGTACAGCCTAGAACGCATGGACATCTTTGAGGTGACGAATTTCATTGAAGTTGCCGCGGGTTCTACTGTGTTCAACGGCACTTTGTATAGCGTCCAACAATCACTTGGGGTTGTGCTTAATCTCCAAAATGCCTCTGGTCGTTATCGTTTCTATCGCCACGTTCAACAGTTTAAAATCTCTTTAAATGCGCAGGGTTCTTCGCGTACTGCGCCAACATACTGGTCGATCGAGTATACACCTGGTCTGGTACTAGGCCAAGGCAAGAAAGCCACATACATTGATGACCCTAATAACGCAGGTAGACGACGCGTCAGAGTCGACAGTGGCTTGTCCGTTCTAGCTGAATGGATCAATGCCATGTATATCGACACCCTTCCGCTGGTGAATACCATCACTGAAACTGGACCAATCAGTCCAACCCATGTGCGGGTAAGAATCGGGGAGACATGGCAACGTACCATTCCAATTGAAAACATCTTGTCGCCAATTGATAATGTTGATGTCACCATCGTCCAAGGACAGGACATCCGACTTGAGTTTGTATATATGAGTAATGCCGACATTAAAGAACTTTCCATGATGTCGCTTACTTTGAACGAGCTTTAAGGATAAACCAAGTTTTTCTGGCGGCCATTGGCCGCCAGAACTCTCTATGACGTATGACAAAAGGGGAACTTATGAAACCTGCCATCTTGTTTTTAGATGATTGGAAAAACCATCCAAATGCTGTAATTCATGAACAAACTCGCAATGAATCATGGCTATTTCACTTCGACGTATTTCGTGCTTTTGGGATCTCAAACTACTTCTGGCATCTTGCCTTACTCGATACGGACTTGATTGGGGTAGACCCAAGAGACCCTGGACTTGATCCATTGATGATGGCAAAGATCAAAACAGAATGTATAAGAAATCCATGGTATTATTTTAGAGAGGTTCATCGTGTACCGGACGGCAGCGAAACCGGTGCAAGTTTTCGGGCGAACCGCGGTAACCTTGCTGCGATGTGGTCGTTCTACAATCACGTTGACTACATGCTGGTCATGATTCGACAAGCTGGTAAGTCAGTTGTGGATGATTCATTGGACTTACATGTGGCGTGTATTGCAGGAGAAGGTGTGGTCATTAACAAGTTGACCAAAGACCATAAGCTCCGTAAGTCTAACGTCGATCGGATTAAAGGGATGCGGGATCTTCTACCGTCTTATCTGAACATCCATGACCATCGTAAAGACAAGGATAACCAAGAAGAGATTACTTTTGTTGCCAACAAGAACAAAATTAACTTCTTTGTGGGACAGGCTTCGATTGAGAATGCCCAGAAGGTAGGTCGGGGACACACCGCAGAGATTAACAGAGACGATGAAGGCCCCTTTACGCCAAACATTGGTGAATCACTACAATCCATGCTACAGTCCGGTAGTACTAAGCGTGATATCGCTAAGGCACGCGGGTCGTTCTACTGTACGAGTTATACCACAACAGCAGGGAAGATCAATACAGACTCTGGTAAGTTCATGTATCGTATCAAAGAAGATGCCATGTACTTTACTGAAAACCTATATGACTGCGCTAATGAAAAACATTTGCATCGTCGTGTTGTTGCTAATGCTCCAGGTAAAGGGATCTTGGTTAACATCACCATGGGTTATTTGCAACTTGGACATGATGATCGCTGGTTAAAAAGAAAGATCGTTGAAAACCGTCTAGAAGGTGAAGAGATTGACCGTGACTTGCTAAATCGTTGGACAGCAGGTAACGTCAGTCATCCACTTCCTCCGGAACTGGTTAACGACATCTCATCGTCTCAGATGGATCCGAAGTACGTTCAAACCACTAGCGAAGAATACATGATTCGCTGGTATAAGTCAAAAGCAGAGGTTGCAAGAATTCTAGGTGAACGCAAAGTGGTTGTTGGTAACGACTCATCACAAGCGATCGGTAAAGATGCCATGACTTTGGTCTTTACGGATACTTGGACTGCTGAGGTAATTGGTACCGCCTGTATCAACGAAACTAACGTCTACATGTACATCCAGATGTTGGGCGACTTGATGATTGCTAATCCAGCAATGGTATTGATTCCTGAATGTAAGGATCAAGGTCGTACCCTAATTGATGGGGTCATTCATCTATTGGTCAGTGCAGGTGTTAATCCGATATCGCGCATTTACAATACGATTGTTGACTCGGATGATTGGAATGAGATCCGCTATGAGTGGAGCGCGCCTGTGTCTAGTTGGACTACAGAGATGCACGCCAAGTTTAAACGGTGCTGTGGTTTCATCACCGCAGGACGTGGAAGACATTCCAGAGATGCGTTGTACACCGGTACACTAAAACAAGCGGCAGAACTCTCCGCTTATTCTATGAATGACGAAAGGTTGATTGGGGAGGTACTGGGTCTTGAGAAGAAAGATGATCGTATTGACCACCCGGTGCTGGGACATGACGATATGGTTGTGGCCTGGATGCTTACGCATTGGATGTTAATTCACTCCAAAAACCTCTCAGCGTATGGTATCGAACGTCCCTACTTCAAAGCTAACTCGTGGGTTCCTGATGCGAAGAAAGATACCTCTCCAAAGAATGCCTTTCTTAATGAACGAGATATGGCGATTAAGGAAGAGATCTTGTCTTTGGTTAAAAAACTTGAAAGTATCAGTTGTCCATATACGACATCCGCCATTATACGAATGGCTAAATCAAAGCATCAGTCGCTAAGCGCCAATGGAAGAGCGAAGGAAGACATTGGAAGTATTGATGCACTTATTAGTCGTGCTCGGGAGGTTCACGACATGAAATAAGGGGGGGGGGTATAGTGGAAAGAGCTCTTGCTTTATTTGTCCTTTTCTTTTTATCGAGGATTGGACGGTTTGTTGTGGTGACCAGAAGTCGGAGCGCATCGGACTTTAGTTACACAGGAAACGTGAAGAGAGAAACCCTTAGATTGAGTAATGATAAGGTTCTGAAGGTGATTCATTTTGAATCTAAACAAATCCGCGTTATTACTTGCTATGACCAATGGTACATGCGCGA